GTATAGGTAATATTGCTACTACTAATATAGATGGTAATGCAAGTAATATTCTGTATGGTAATGGTATATTTGCATCAGCTCCGTCTCCGGGAGTTGTTTATGGTAATAGTAATGTAGCAACGTTTTTAGCATCATTCGGAAGTAATACAATTACTACTACTGGTAATGTATCAGTTGGTAATATCATAGGTAATGGTAGTCAATTGACTGGCTTACCGGCCCCCACAGTTGCACAAGATATCACCTCTACTGGTAATATGAGCATAATGACCTATGATGGTAACCTAAAATATGTAAACAATGCTACTGTTGAACCATCTACTGGTAATATAACATCTGCTGGAAATATTACTGCAAGTAATATGTCAGTGGGTACAGGTAATGTAACATTGGGAACATTAACTACTGGGGCAAACACAACAGCAGGAACTATTACCGGCAACTTTAGCTTAAGTGCCGGTTCAAGACTTAATGCAACATTTGCTGACTTAGCAGAATATTATGAAGCAGACAACCCATATGAAGCGGGTACTGTTTTGGAATTTGGTGGAGATAAAGAAGTTACATTAGCCGAAGATAACACAACAAGAGTTGCAGGTGTAGTATCAACTAACCCAGCATATGTAATGAATTCATCTTGTGAAGGTGAACATACTGTAGCATTAGCATTACAAGGGCGTGTGCCGTGCAAAGTTCGCGGGAAAATATTTAAAGGAGATATGCTAGTAAGTGGCGGCAATGGATTTGCTCGTCCTGTCCTCTTCCCGGTACTGGGTACAGTAATCGGTAAAGCATTGGAGAACTTTGAAGGCGAAGGTGTTATTGAAGTAGCAGTAGGACGTTTATAATATGAGTGAGCAAAAATATTATGCTGTAGGTGTTACCACTCCTGAGGTATGGGATTATGTACATAGTATACTAACTCAAGATGGTAGTTTAGATGATAACATTCCATCTAGACCCATATTATGTACAGATACAAAAGAACATAGTCCTACTAGAGCAGTCTATTTAATGACCGGCGAAGAAGCCGCACAAATCAGTAACCATCCCGATATTAAATTTGTAGACCTAGATAAATCTCAATATCCAGAACTATATCCGCCCGACCCTGAAGGAATGCAGTCCCTACCTAACAGATATACTGCCGCTGTAAAAAATTATAGAAATCTTTCCAGTGTTCCTGGCACAGCAACCAGTGCTGAATTAAATCGTGCCGGATTTCAATTGTATCGTTCGGCCCAATATGCCAATCCGTGGCAAGGTCAATCTGTTAGTACTGTTTTAAATAACGCAATCCCCAACACTAATACAGGAAAAAATATAGATATTATTGTGGGTGATGATGGCTGTTGGTTTGGACATGTAGAATTTGACAACAGTACTGGCAATGGTCCCGCAGATTATGTAGGAGGCAATCTTTTACCAGGTAATGGCACCTGTGATTTACTAGACGTAGTGTTAGAAGGTCCTTACTATATTGACCCCAATTGGTTTAATGCTAATCCCGGCGCTAGGTTGACTACACGATGGGATGGTACCACGGTTCCAGTAGAGTCTGTTGCTAGAGCTTGGTGGACAGATTCAAGTCAGCGTTCTGCACAGTTTGCATCAGCGGGTACAGTAGCAGTTCCGTTTTATTACACAAGAGCAAACTGCAATGGTACTAATTCTACTATATCTACCGATGGCGATCATGGTACACCCTGTTGTGGACAAACATATGGCAGAACTTTTGGTTGGGCCTACAATGCCAACAAGTGGTTTATAGATGCATATGGTAACAATGGCTTTGGGTTGAATGTTGATTTATATTTTGACGTAATGAAAATATTTCATCTCAACAAACCTGTCAACTCTTTATATGGTACCCGAGATCCAACTATCTCTAGCAACAGTTGGGGATTTAGAGCTACTCAAGGCAGCACCGGATATTATTATTTTAGACAAGGTACATCGGGAACCGGTGGAGTAGCATATTCTTCAAAGCCTGCATTTATGGCTTACTTAGGATCTTCGGGTGACAGTGGTCGTTTCAAGGGAGAAATGGTCACTAACACTTTAACTGAAGCAGGTGATGAATTAATAGCCAGCGGGGTTATCTTTGTTGCGGCTGCTGGAAACAGCAATCAGCAACAGTCAGGTTCTTCTAACGCCAATTTTAATAATTATTGGGCTAGTGCGGCATCAACACCTTTAACTAGTGCAACACACTCAGAGTTTGGATCTACCTGCTATAATACTACTAGTCGTAGAGGTTTCCCTCAACAGCTAGGGAAATATTCAGACGGTGGCAATATTGTATATCCTGCCATTAACATTGGTGCGCTAGATGACAATTTTACTAGTGGCGGCCTAGAAAGAAAAGTTAACTATAGTGACATGGGAGATCAGATTGATTGTTACACACCCGGGGACAATACATTATCTTCAGCAAGAATACCGTACACTTCATACAATCGTTACGATCAACGTATCGGTGGACTAACTTCATATGACACTAGTTTTAGTGGAACTAGTTCAGCTTGCCCGACTGCAACGGGATTAATAGCTACTGCATTAGAATCTAATAGAACTTGGACTTGGCAAAATATAAGAACTTGGTTGCAATCTCTCACCGATCAATCTGCTAGTACTTTTTATCAAGGACCTGATCCTTCTACTGCTACCAGCTTAGATTGGTCTGATTTAAATAGTTTAATGGGAGGGACTCGTAAAGTATTATATAACAATATCCCTTCAACAACAGTGACAATTAATGGATCAGGATTAACCATAGGTGGTTCGGGTCTTACCGTAAACTTCCAATTTTGATAAATATATAATAAGGAATTTTCAAAATGACATCAGCAATATACACAGCAAATGGTACAAGTCAATTAACAACAGTAGAGAACTTTGAAGGCGAAGGTGTTATTGAAGTAGCAGTTAGCAGACTTTAATAATAAATAAGATATAGGAATAATAAAATGACAACATACGCATATACCGCAAACATTGCAACACCGGCAGCTTCAGCAAACATTGCAACAGATAAAGTAAGAATAGCCACTTCTAATGCAGCTATTCAATATACTACTAGCTATCCTAATGTAGCATTAACCGGAAACGTAACATGTGCTACTAATAGTAACACAGTAACTGGCTCAGAGACATTATTTTTAACCGAATTGGGGATTGGTTATTGGATAGGTAATACTACCGGGAATTCAGCCGGTATCGTTAAATCAATTGCTAATAATACTAGTTTAACACTAACAGCAAATGCCGCAGTAGCAATAGCAAATACTACAGCAAGAGTTAACCCTTACGGTGTTCCTTATACTGTGGCAACTGCTAATAGTGAAGTTATTCCTGCAAACACAGTAGAAAATAGTATCATTGTAGGTCAAGGCAACATTGTTTCTTACTTGTCATTAGCAGGAGCCAATAGTATATTCTCTATCACAGAATTGGGTATGCCGCATCCAAACACTGGTACATCAGGTGTTAACCCAGTTGGAAATAACCCATCTGGCGTTCCCAACTATTGATTTTTAGCCCTGTAAGATAAATATATTTACATAGCACAATACGGTGCTTCGTAATGATAACTCATTAACGGCGGCTAGAACCCGCAACCCATATTAGGAGAAATCAAATGGGACGCCCTCTAAAAATCGCAAAGGCTCAAGCAGTCTTAACAATCACTGATACAGCCGCAACCGGCAGTATCGTTACAGTATCAGGTGGAAATTTAACTACATCCCCTACAGTAGGTGTAGCTAACGGTATGTCATTTGTACCTGCATCAAACATTAGTGGTTTAGTAGCCAACACAATATATTATGTTGATACTATTTTATCAAACACTACATTCAGCGTTTCAACTACACAATTAAGTGTTCAACCTCGTGTGATGGCTACATTAACTAATTCATCAGGAGGCACGGTTAAAGCATCTTTTAATGTCGTTGATGCATACTTTAACAACCCACTTGGTGGAGTAGGATTCCCAACAACTAACGCTAACACATATGGTGTAGTTGGTGGTAATACCGCAATTATTGGTAACCAAGTATTAGCACAAGTTGCTATTGGTGTTAATGGTACAGGTACATTGTACTCTGCTACAGACACTGCATACGTAACTGGTATCGGTACTGATTTAGCAAACACACTAAGTGTAGGTTCTGCTATTCAAGTTGCAAGCGCAAACATTAACGGTAGTACAGATTACACTACGATAGGTTTTGCTAACACCGTCGGTGGCTTTACAGCAATTGCTGTTGCTAACACAAACAACACCGGTAACATCATTCGTACTACCGGTAATGCTCAGACATTGTTTGCTAATGGTACAGTAAGATTTACTGCTAACTTGGGTGGTCTAGTATCTGGTGAAGTTTATTTTGTTAAAGCAATTGCTAACGCAACTGCATTTACTGTTTCATCAACATTAGGTGGTGCTGAGGTTGATTTGTCAAGTGCTACTGGTACTCCTGATGCACAGCAAGACGTTGTTGAACTGGTTGCAAACGCAGCCGTTGCATCAACAGGTGCCGCATTCGTTTACGCAAATGACGAAGCAGGTTTCATTGTTCGTCAAAAAGGTAAAACAAAATATCTAGTAACAGGTGGCACAACAGGTTTAACAGGAGTATGCTTTACTGCTAACGTAGCAAATACAGCATTGACACCAAACACAATGAATATATTGTCTACTGATGTAGCTTCTGCAACGGCATTTGTATCAAGTATAAACGATTACAACTCTGAAGTGTTCCCTGCACAAGTGGCAGCAGGTTCATTATCAGCTGGAACTGTATACACAATTTACTCAACTGGTACCACAAATTGGGCAGCAGTAGGTGCTGCATCTAGTATGACAGGTGTTACCTTTGTTGCTACTGGTACAGGAACTGGCACAGGTACTGCGGTAGTAAGTACTGTAAATCCTGATGTAATTGCGACATTCAACACAGCATTCGCTGCTAATGCCGCTAACGGTCAACCTAACCCAATCGTTGTTATTGCTAGTGTTTAATCATGGCAACTGCAACAAGTAAGGTAGCTAAAATGCAACCAGAAACTGAAATTGCAGTACTTCAGATTCAAGTTAAGACTCTCGAAGAAAAAATCGGGGAACTTAAAGTGGATCTGAAATCACTTCATGATGCGATTGAATCTAATGCAGACGAAACTAGGCGAATGTTAAAATCTATGCGTGAGCAAGATGTTAAAGAACACAGTGAATTGGCTAGTAAAATTTCAGTATTAGAAAAATGGCGGTGGATGATGATGGGAGCCGGTATAATAATCGGCTCGTTAGGCTTCCCCACAGTGTCAGCAATACTAAAATAAAAAAAGAGACTTAGGTCTCTTTTTTTGTAAGTGTCTTTAATTTAGATTGAACCACATCAAAATTTACTGTACTAAACAATCCCGGATGTAATGGTTTGGGATATTGATTATCACCTACCCATGCATAACCACAATGTTCTTCATTTAGATTTGGTACAAACTCATCGGCAACTTCACAAAAGAATGTATGATATGTGAAAGAATGATTGATAAATTTCTGAATGGGTATTAATTTTGCATTACTTGGAAACATACCTAATTCCTCTTGGCATTCTCTTGCAACACCTTCAAAGAGAGTTTCATAATCTTCTATTTTGCCTCCGGGGATTCCCCAAGAAACTGGGTTTTTTCTGTCTGTTCTTAATAGATATAAGTAGCGATTTGTTTTATTGCTATAAAAGAAAACTCCTGCCGATGTATTGCTCATACTATGATTTATCACAGTATTAGATGACGATAGAATAATCCCCTTGAGCATACCAACCTTCGTATGACTTCATCCAAACGTTGTTAATATAATCAAATCTATATTGTAGATTTGTAGTAAGATTAGTTACATACTCTACTGTAGTAGCGGATTGACTATCAAATGATACAAACCATTCACCCGATGTTGCATCAAACTCAACAATGTCGTTTGCGTTTGCAATCAATGCTCCCCAAGCAATAGTAGTATTACCTGGACTACCGATATCTTCAACAATAAGATATCTACGACCATTAATTGGCCCGGGTAGTCCTGCGTTTGGTCCTGTGACTAATGGGTTAATCACGCTGTCTACAGGATCTAAAGTGTTTTGCGGCAGAGTATCCGGGTCAATATCATATATTAACAATCTATCATCTAACGGATCAGGAACTATTGTACCTACAATCTCAGTATCCATAAATGGATTCTGTAACCATATCTGACTGATACCGGGCCGTAGTGTCCCATACACGTTTAATAAACTACTCCAATATAAACTTGTGTCAGGTGGTGGAGGATATTCTAATGTTTCATTACTTGGATAAAATGCTTCATCGGCTGGTAATAGTTGAAGCCTATTACCAATTAATAATAGTTTATATCCATATGGTGTAATCTTTTGTCGAGTACCTAATAACAAATCATCATCTTGTATATCTTGTAATGCTTGCCCTTTAAAGATACTTGCAATAACTTTTTCGATAACGCCCATCTTCTTAAGTTTAGCCGCATTGCTCAACCATATTGGCATATAAAACTTCCAAGATAAAATATCTATGGGGTTACCCGTACCTTGAGGTATTGTACGACTACTAAATGTTAATCCATCTTGGTAAACAACACTTAAGCTAGTCCAGTCAATGAAGTTATCTGTACTTTGTATTTCTAATGATGGATTAAACAATGTACCTAGTTGCTCAATCAACTCTAACTTTTGTTGATAGTTTGTAGTCCAACAATCAACTGTTATACGCAATGTATATGGAACTGGCATTAATCTTTCAACAGTGAACGCTTGTCCTTGAACTTGTTCGTATTGTTGAGTTTCTGCATTATAACTACGTTGACGAACTTGAATCTTATCAATAAACGTAGGATCTTGTGTACGTCTTTGGTCATACTCTAACGCACTAATATAGTAAGTGATTAAAGGAGCACTTGGCAAATTACTTGCACTATTATTAGCAAGGATAGTGCTAGCTTGACGACTTGAATCACCATACATGACAGGGACACGTACAAGTATTTCATTACCTGCTGGATCTTTACCTTTAGTAACTTGCCAGTTACTGAATATTTTTGCAAATTGTATTAAAAATCTGCGTACTTGATTGTCATAGAAGAAAGCGGCCATATTTTATTCTTTAAGGTGTTGGTGGTATTGGATCCGGGGTGATAGCAAGTATTTTTGACAATGCTTGTTTCTGTGTAGTTGTAGTACCGTCAGTCAACACTGTTACATTACTGTTATTTATGAAGCTAGATTGTTGTGACAAATCT